GAATAGTACCAGGGGATCATGGCCTCTAACAGGGTGCATAACCGTTCCTTGTGGAACATCACCGACTTAGCGTAGACGTGGAAGGCATCCTTGATCTCCGGCTCTTGCCGGTTGAACACTAATTCCAGCGTATAGTAGGGGATCTTTGCTAACTTGAGTTTTTCGATCGTATACAGATAGTTCATGAGCATTCGCTTGGACTTTGCAGGGTTGAAGAAGACGAATCCAATCGCCATATCACGCCTCCACGGAGAACGATACCGGACATTTGCAATCTCAATCATGTTGCCCGGATCATGTTTGGGGAGGGCGTCGGGTAGCTCCGTGTACGTCATGGACTGAGCTGCTCCCATTGTGTAGAAAACGGATAAAAGACTTGGTAATGAAAGCACAAGGTAGAATGAGCGACACCTACTCTCCCTACAACCCCCGGAACCGAGCCTTTACAGAGAAGGATATTCATCGTATTCTCCATCGTCATGGATTGCCACACTACCGTGTTGCGAACTCCAAGGTGTTCCAAACAGCAATGGTCCACTCAACCTATGTCAAGCGATCTGATTACACTACTCCCGATGGACGACCGGCGTCTCTCGCTCCGTGTCCATCTGGCGTGATGCCCCTTCAAGATGAGTCGTATGAGTGTTTGGAGTTTGAGGGTGATTCGGTGTTGGGTGTTTGCGTGGCAACTTACCTGCGTCGCAAGTACCCGGAGAAGAAGCAGGGGTTCTTGACAGATGCTCGTAAGGAGCTTGTCAACAACGAGCGGATTGGCGTGTTGTGTCAGCAGGTAGGGTTGGATACCTTCTATGTCATTTCTCGTCACAACGAAGAGTCAGTGGCGATTAACGGTAGGAAGAACATCCAGAAACTCGGTGATATCTTTGAGGCATTCATTGGTGCATTGTGGACCGACTGTGGCAACCGGTTCAATATTGTCTATGCCTTCGTGACCAATGTCGTTGAAGCATACATTGACGTGCAGGATGCCGTGACCACTATCACCAACTACAAGGACATCTTCCAGAAGTATTGTCAGCGCGAGTTCGGATCTACGCCTGTGTATCAAATGTTGAGTCCGATGCCCGACTCTAAAGAGATCAGAGTTGTCGTCATGGAGGGCACAACTATTCACGGTCGTGGTCAGGGGCCTACTCGCAAGAAGGCCGAGCAGATGGCAGCTAAGGAAGCGTTGGAGAAATTTGGTGTAACCCTTACTGCTTGAACTGTATTAGTATCTAATGCCATACCGGTAATAATCCCGCATTCTTCCCCACAGCCTATCTTTTTTCCGTGTAGGGCCGGCTCCTTGGTTATATTCCATTGCAATGGCTTTTTCTTGCTTCATTGTCATTGGTCTCCACCCGGGACGAACAATAAGCATACATAGCTGATTGACCGCTTTGTGAAGCGCTTCTTGCGTGAACTCAGGGGTCCTCCAGTTCGCAAACAGCCACTTGCGGAACCCGTCTGCATGCGTTTTGCTTCCAGGTAACAGCTCGTCAATAATTGCCATCATCGACAAGAGATCAAATATTCTGCAAATCCGTGGGATGTCGCCGTCGACAAGGGTGTAGTTTACACTGGCAAGGAGTTTGTTGAGATCGGCGAACTGCCGAAATGTCCAATAGTAATCACTGGGATGAAGCCTGGATCCCAAAAATGTGGCCATTTCGTCTGGTTTCATCATGCTACCATAGTCCGTTAAGATTGGACATCCATCTCGCATCAATCCTATCCCACCCGGGTGTAGATCGCCGTGTATGAATGCACCATTGATATGAACGAGACCAATCATGATGTCCGCAAGAATCAATGGAATGGCTACAATTCTGAGTTCCGCATTCGGTTCGAGATCTCTGGTGTATCTGACCATCACTAGACACATATCCAGCGCATTATCCTCATCGAGTCCCTTTGATCTGAGGGAAAGATACCCACCAGCTTTAGCTACGACATCACTATGAAATGCGTCATAATAAGTAATGTATGGATTTGTAATCATCTTCACGTAGGAGTTACCACCTGCGACAGCTCTGACGAAATCGTTCTTTTCTTTCACCTGGGACCCTCCTGCATCTGTCACATGGGCAACAATGTCCTCCGCATCCCACTTGCCCCCCAATCCAGCTAGAGATGCCTTCACCACTGGCACTACACTAGCACTTCGTGTCCGTACTCCACCAACTATGTCCGGAAGGAAATCCCACCCATCCGGTCCATCTGCCCCAAGCACGACTGCCTGTCCACCCATACCTAGGAAGCTGCCACCCTTCATTGGTTGCGTCTGCAACGCACGGTTACGGCACCGGACCTTGCGAAGTGTCCGCCCCCTCGTCTTACGCACCTTCTTAATACATTTGCGGAACCGCTGTGTTTGGTTCAGTTTGCGTTTACCTCCTCGTTGTTGGAACAGTATGTCGATAGCACTCTGTATCTCCGGCAGTAGTTTATCCGTTGGGGTGGGACCGCCCCATACTGCATTGAGCTTTCGTATGAACCCACCTACATTCCCCTTTGGAACGACATCGAGCTGGTACGTCATGTCCACGATATCATAGAATTTCATGAATCGAAGGAGAGTGTTGTCATCGGCATCCTCGTCCACAACAATTGTGCATTCGGGGAAGAGATCGTGGAGACGGTCTCGCTCAAAATACACTTTGTCTAGCGCCAGTTTGATGCCATCCAATCCAATGAAGATCCGCCCCCAATCGTGAAGGACGAGACGGTTCCCCATCCACGAAACATTGTCGTCCTTGATGTCTCCGTGGAGAATGCCTTCGTCATTGAGGTAGGCGATTGCGTGATACAATTCGCGAAGCTGAACTAACGTGACATCCTTGGGGCGCTTAGAAACCGCTATGTCTTCATCTTGCTTCGGCGTGATAAAGTTGATCTTGTCACCATTCTGTCCGTCTGCAGTGCATGGACCGCCTGTCATGTCGGATTCCTTAAAGGCAGGCGTACATGTAGCGACCGCAAGATTGAAGTGTGTTTCAATCCCCTTGCCAGGGTATTTTTGCTGGATACGCAGAAGCGCAGCCTTCACCTGTTGCTGGTTTACGAGTTCGGAACTGTCTCTGTTTGTGATTCGGGACACGTAGTTGCCCTGCGGAATGGCTACATGCCCTTCTACGCATGCGACCAGGGGGTCGTATACGCAGGTGTCGGCACCAGATGCTAGAAACGCCCCGCCCTGCCTCATTGTGTCAAAGGCAGAAGAATATATCCTCGCAAAGAATAAACTAAATGGGCGGCGGTCTTCTTCAGCTCGTTGCATATGGTGCTCAGGATGCCTACATCACTGGAAATCCCCACATCACCTTCTGGAAGGTGCTCTACAAGCGTCATACGAACTTCGCCATGGAGGCGTTTCGTGTGAACTTCACTGGTTCGCCTCAGTATGGCCAGCGTGTCGTTGCGATCGTCAACCGTAACGCTGACCTGATGTACAAGACCTACCTCGAGGTCCAGCTCCCTGACACGAACACGGGGAACGTCAAGTGGACGGCTGCATGGGAGCGTCGTCTCGGCTACCAGCTCCTCAAGAAGATTGAGGTGGAGATCGGTGGACAGATCATCGACACTCACTACGGTGAGTGGCTCTTCCTGTGGGAGAACCTGACTTCTAGCTTTGACAACTCCGTCAAGCTGGACAGCATGCTGGGTGGTTACCTCGGTGGCACGGAGACGACCGCTGTATCCTGCGGTGGTCGCCCGGCGATCCTCTACATCCCGCTCCAGTTTTGGTTCTGCCGCAACCCTGGACTGGCCCTGCCCCTGATCGCTCTCCAGTACCACGAGGTGCGCATCAACGTCACCCTGTCCGCCGCGACGGACCTTGTGTCCGGAACGGCTGGAACGGGGGGAAGCGTTGCTGCTGCTGCTGCTCTCCTGCCTCAGCTCAAGGACATGGCGCTCTACATTGACTACATCTACCTGGACGTGGACGAGCGTCGCCGCTTCGCCCAGCAGTCGCACGAGTATCTGATTGACCAGCTCCAGTTCGGTCTCCAGCAGACGCTCACGACCGCCAACGCCCGCATTGACCTGACGCTGAACCACCCGGTCAAGGAGCTGGTGTGGGTCTTCCAGGACGCCCGCAAGACGGACTGTGGCTCTGATCTGACCAAGAACATGGGCTTCACGCAGCCGTTCAGCTACGATGACATCGTCAACCGCTGCCGCCTGCAGATCAACGGTCAGGATCGTTTTGATGAGCGCTACGGCGACTACTTCTGGCGTGTCCAGCCGTACCAGCACCACAGCGGTGGTGCGTTCTGGCCGATGCGCGCACAGGTCACTGCACCGACGGCGGCGACTGTGACCGCTACGTGCAGTGTTGTTGGAGACGTGCTGACTGCGGGTACCCCGTCTGCAGGCACGGGCTCGCCGCCGCCGTACATCATTGAGGGAGCGACTGTGTCTGGCACTGGTATCGCCCCCGGAACGATCATTGCCGCGTTTGGCACTGGATCGGGTGGAGCGGGAACTTACCAGCTCAGCGAGCCGGCTATCACGGATGGCACAGGTCTTTCTATTACTTTCACGCTTCCCAATGTGAACTACACTCCTCACGAGAACCCGATCAACGTCTACTCCTTTGCGCTACAGCCTGAGGAGCACCAGCCGTCGGGTACGTGCAACTTCTCTCGCATTGACACGACCACCCTCGTGTTTGACAGCGTTGCCACGTCCGGTGTTGCGAAGCCGACGAAGAGCACTCCGTTCAACTTCCGTATGTATGCCGTGAACTACAATATCTTCCGCGTGATGAGCGGTATGGGTGGTCTTGCCTACAGCAACTAAAGTGCTTGAAGTATACAATGGAGGACGAGCCCGGTGCACCGCCGATGTCAGATCAGTGTGTATTTCTTAAGCGAGGTGATGAAGACACCCGAGTCTTTGTCCCTGGTGAGCGCGTCTGCGTGAAGAATCACGAAGGCGAACGAACAATGGGAAAAATAGTTGAACATACTCCACACGATTACGTCAAGCTGACGTTAGATACTGACTTCCCATCTCGTCTTGCGAAGGGTCGTGACCGGTCCGGAGCAGTTCTTCTTCAGCCGAAGATCCATGTTGGCAAGCTACTCGCAACCGAGAGTGAGAACCCGACTGCTGGGCGTCGGTCAGCGACCAAGCGCATCCGGAAGATCACCCGTCGGCACCGTAACCGGAAGGGTTCTCGCAAGCTCCGTTTTAAGTTTTTCTAGATATAGAATCGCATCCATGTGCTCCTCTTGCGCGTGCACAATCCACTGAAGAACAGAAAGATCCTTACGATCAAGGTTCGTTCCGTACTTTGCCTGTCCAAACTCCGACCGTTGCTTGAACTTCTCAATCACGGCGGTTACAATGCTGTCCATTTTTATAAGTAGAGTGTCAATGCTGAAAGTCTTTCTCGTCTGCTTGGTGGTTGGATGTGTACTGATTGTACTTTCCAATCCGATCACGTACTTCAGAAAGGAAGCTCCGACTACACGTTTGTATTCGGAAGGCACCCGTGAAGTGCAGCGTCTCTCGCCTTCTGCGCTTCCTCCGGCGTTAGATATCTCTCAAAGTTCTTACGTGTCGCGATATGGATAGTATTTACTTTAGATCATACGCTGTAATTGACGTATTTGGAATACAAGCTCCAATAGAGATGGTTTGTTGTGTCATAACGGGAACAGGAAGTCCCTTGCCTGGACATTTTACGTGATCCCTTCCCAATATGTGTCCCATTTCATGTGAGATGACATACTGCCGGTACCCATTCAGATCTTGGCCACTCCTCTTTGTCCCGTGTCTCCACCGATGTTCATTGATATGCATCTGCTTACCTCCCAGTTCAGCGCACGAGAGAGTGTGATCGCATCCCGCTGCCTCCAGTCCCTTGAGAGATGACAAGTGGATGACTACTTGCGGGTTGGACTTCACGGCTACAAACTGGTAGCCATGAGCTTCCCACCCATCCGGATCAGCTAAACAGATGGCTACGTCTCTTGCGAAGTTGTCTAGAGGAAAGTCTACGTCGGGATCCACGACGACTGTGTAGGTCACCCTCACCATTAAAAATGGACGTGATTTTATAACTGACAGACACCTCAGAATGCCCAAGTGTTCTCACTGCAAGAAGAAGACCCATCTTGAGTTCAAGTGCCCATGCTCAGATGAAAAAGTATTCTGCGTGAAATGCCGTGCGAGCGAAACGCATTCCTGTGTGGTTGTGTATCCTCAAGTTGAGTTGATCAAGGTCGTCCCTATCAAGGTAGAGAAGATCTAAGCATTCACATTGGGCGTAGTCGGTTCCTCGTCGTCATCAGAAATATCAATCGCGTCGTCATCAGAAATATCAATCGCGTCCATCAGAAGATTCATCAGTCTCTCCACACTGCGGTCGCTCATGTTCTCCTGCTTAAGAACGCATGACGAAGCCATGCCGTCGCCTAAGAGAACTTCAATGTGCAAGACCCGACACACAGATGGCATGCTGAAAATGACATTCCAAGCATCTGGGTCATTGGCGTCTTGACACACAGATCCCTCCAAGTTGTAGTTCGTCACTGCGATTGCGTGGGCGATTGCGTGATTGAGAATGGCTGCCATTTTGTCCGGTACGATATCCGCATATTGTACAAAGCAGATCCGTTTTACGTGTGCTTGCTAGTCGCCTCCTGGGGGTGTAATGGGCATGAACTCCATCAGTGTATCCATAATTCGCGTCACCCTTGCAGTTGTCATATTGAACCGATTCATCACGGACGCAATGACGCCACCGTCTCGCTCAAGGAACTCAACCTCTAGAAAGCCCTCCGTATTGTAGATCTTCGCATAGCAAACGTGCGGATCGGATTGTGTCTGTTCCCACGCCTGGAACCTGCCGTTGGAAACCTCCAACTCCATTGCGTAGCCGGTTGCGGTGTTCATCTTCGTGATTGCGTTGCGAATGTTGGTATTCATCTTGCCCACTATCTCCTATATGCGAAAAATCAAATCCGTTTTGAATACAAATGCACTTCCTGCTCGAAGCTCTGCTCGTTGGTCTCTTTTTCCTGCCGGTGTATTGGGTTGCGGAGAAGGCGGGGTTCTCCAAGTGGATCACGCTGTTCCTTGCGGGGGCGCTGTTCCACGTGGTCGCCGAGCTGACGGGCGTCAATCGGTCCTACGTCTTGACGAAGGTCTGAGTGAAGTAGGCCAGGAGCACCTCGTATGGAGCCACTTTTTCACCCGAGAAGTAGAATGCAAACCGATCGATGTACTCTGTATCATATAGACAGTGGTGCATCACCTTTGCCACTTGCGCCATTGAGATTTCCCCTGGGTTGGCACCGGGCCATACATACGACGGATATTGGTTTGCCACCCTAGATCTAGATGGGCAATCAAATGGAGTGCACTTGTCAAACGCCTGCTGAAGTTTGGTGCTGGAGATCATTTGCGAAGGAAGTTGCTCGAGGGTGATGTCGCGGTACGCCATGGCTGATGTTGTCATCCAGAATAAAAACAAGTCCATTTTAGTCAGATCGTCTAAAATGGATTCGTTTGGTCCAATAAAGTGGAAGTTGGACCTATCACGCACTTTCACCTATCAATCCCAAAATGACGACTCGCTGGTGCAACTACTGCGGTGACATCGCACGCGCCTTCAAGCCCCGCCCGGGGGGTCTCTGCAACCCATGCTACAAAATGGACCAGGCCCCGGCCAAGCATGTCATCTGTCAAATGGCGAACGTTCTGCAACAAGTGAGTATCCCGGCCTGCATCGACATCAGCGAGCTCAAGCGTCGCGTGGCTCCCTATATGGAGTCTCGCAGGGAGTTCTACTCCGAGACAGGGCGGGGGCTGTACATCGAAGACGAGTTCAGCGAGTATTGGACTGCAAAGGCAACGAAGGGGACTGAAATCGGGCGCGGGAGTGTGGGGATGGACGTCAAGGCAGAGAACGGGGACGGCATTGACGCCATGTGCGTTATCATGAACCGCAACGGATCGAATGAAAAGTCGCTGACCCAGAACTTCAGCGTGGCAGGGGCTCAGCTGGATCAGCTGTTTGATGAGGGAAAGGACACGGAGGCACTTGGCCTGTATCTGACTGGCTACTCTGAAAAAATCAAGAAGGTTCGCGAGGAGAACAGTCTGAAGGACTTGTTTATTCTCGCGTTCGTGTCGACGACAACCGACGTGCACGCGGTGTGTTTCCAGCTCTTCGAGGACCGTATCTTGAGTGCAACTTCGGGAGGGTTCGTTAAGGGGGGAGATCGCAATATCAATGCGAATGGGTTCATCGACCCGTCAGAGGGGAATGTTAAGCTTTACAAGAGCAAGAAGCGCCTCGAGCTTCGACTCAATCGCGCGGTTATCGCGAGTCCGCACACTGTGACACTCTGGAGTCTCAATCCAGCAGTGGCACCAGTCGCCGAGCCACCAGCGTAACCACGGGCACAGACACCGCATTGCCCGCCAACTTATAGAGATTCGTGTCTGAGATTTCTGGCAACGTGTAGTTCATAGGAAACCCCTGAAACGAGAAACACTCGCGAGGAGTCAACTTGCGAATACCTTTTTCATCTAGGATCAGCGGAACATTGTGGCCACCTCCACCCATGTTCGCAGTTAGGGTTGGGCACTCGTTGCTCTTGTTCTCCCTCACGTAGACACGCCGGTACTGGTAGACCGTGTCCTTCTTTTTCACAGCCTCGCTGACGAGTCCCCACGTCGAAGACTTGTCCGTGTAGTAATACTTTTCTGCGACATCATCTTGCAAGAGTGAAGAGATAGTTGACTTTGGTATTTGTTCAAAGTCTAGACTGAAGTTGTCAAATGCCTCCTTTGACTTGAGGCAGACGATGTAGATCCTCTCGCGATGCTGAGGAACACCTGTGATCTCGGCCGTGTTGAGGACCTTGTGCCTGACATGATAGCCCCTGCTTTCAAGATTCGAGATGATGGTCTCAAACGTCTTGTTGTCGTCATGCGACACCAAGTTCTTCACGTTCTCAAGCACCACGCACTTTGGTTTGTGGTAGTCAAGGATCTCTAGAATCTTCCAGAAGACGTTGGACCGCTTGTCATCGAATCCCTCCTGCCTCCCCGCAATGCTGAACGGCTGACATGGGAATCCACCCGTCAGAATATCATGTGCAGGGATAGTCTTAACATCAATATCATTCAGATCGCCAAGTGTCAGCGAGTGGTTGAAGTTCGCATCATACACTGTCTTTGACCACGGCACCATATCGTTCGCGAACACACACTCTACCTTGCCGGTGGATGTGAATGCGTGAGTGAAGGCACCCGTTCCTGCAAAGAGATCGATCATCTTGAGCTTGTCGACAACAACGCGACGGATTTGCTTCTTCATGTTGTTGTGTCTGCAGTTGGAGGATTGATTTCTGTTTTGAACGTGCAAAACGAATGTGATACCTGCAATTAGGTGAAGAGTACTCAAAATGTCTAGGCCCAGCTATCAACCATTCACAATTCGTCGTCTCAATGACATGTTCGTCAACGACACTCTAGATCTCGATCCAGACTGGCAACGTGGGAGCGTATGGACTGCTTCTCAGAAGCCGAAGCTTATCGACTCACTTGATAGTAGCATTCCGATTCCACACCTTGTGATGTGGGCTCGCCCTCAAGGTAAGTTTGTTATGGTAGATGGCAAACAGCGCACAGAGACGGTAATCTCATTTATTAACGATGGGTTCGCTGCTGGCGACGACAAGAAGGACTGGTTCTCCGAGAGGAGTGCTGACGCTCAAGAAGACTTCCTCGACATAGAGATGTACGCCCTGGTGTTCCCTAGCCGAACAGACGAAGATTTTATTGTTGAATACTTTGAGCGAATCAACTCTGGTTCAAAGCAACTCAGCAATGGTGAGCTTATCAACTCCCTATGTGCAAAGCCCATCGTAAGTATGCTCATCTCCATGTTCTTCACACACAGTACATTTCAGATTATGTGGTCTGACGTATTCGGAGATGTATCAACCGATAATAAGCGAATGAGTCATTACGCAGATTCAATTCCATACTTGATGTCCTCAATGTTCGGAATTAACTATCTTACAAAGTCATATCCGGTACTTGCTTCTAAGGTAAAGATCACCGAGCAACGCGACGTTCAACAACACATTACTGTATTCACTGCAAGAATCACTCGCTTCTGTGCGATTGCCAAGGCATGTATGGAAGTCAACCCATGGCTCCAACCTATCTGGAAGAAGGGCCTTCCTCCAGTTCGCCAGATGTCTCCGATTTGGATGACCATTCTAGAACCTCAGCGAATTGGGGATAGGGATCCGGTGGCATTCTGGTCTTCATTCTACACACGTCTTCAGTTATCTCCACAGAAGTTGAATGAGTGGAAACTCTTCATGCGGAAGAACGGCAAAAACGCACAAATCACAAGGGATATTCAGTTCGCAATCTTGGTTGTTGATGCATAAATGTGGGAACTAGAGGCGATATCAGCGGACCGCGACGGACCCGGAATGTAAAAAGGGTTTTTGTTTTTTTGGTGTTGTTGTGTCTACTCGATCCATTTTAGACGATCGTGAACACCCGTAGGCAGTCCCTTCGCCGCCTTTCATGAATCGGGGGGAGGGTAAAGATTTTTCACGTTCGCCACGCAAAGTCGCGCCCCTCTAATAAGAGGAGGTGCCAAAAAA